AATGCGTTTACCATTGGGTTTCCGTAAACTTTACCCAACTCAATATTACGACCATCTAACTTTGCAAATCGTTGGCCGAAAAAGAATTCTTTAAGTAAATTAACCATTTAATTGTTTCTTTGTCTTTGGTAGTGCCTTTTCTAACTTATCGTTTTCTTTATTAAGGAACTCAACTTTAACACTCAATGCTGCTACTTCTTTTGTAAGATTTAATACCATACTACGAAGTTCATCTTTTTCTTTTGATGCAGATTCTAATAATGCTTCTAATTTAGAGATACGGTCTTTACAATCGTGTCTGATAAACTCATCATCTTTTTCTTTACGAAATGCTCTTTTTTCGTAGTATCTCCATGCCGATGTTCCACCTAATACGGTTATTGCCGTAATTATTACTGAATACATATTTTCCATTACTTTTCTCCTAATTTATGATAGCCTGTGTTGGCTTGGTTAATAAATTGCATTGCCTGTGAAATGTGGTCTTGAATCCAACCTGGTAGATTTATTTCTTCTTGACCTACTTTACCTTTCAATTCCGTTGCGTTTCTAATAATATCGTCTAATTGGCTACCTGCCATAGATACTTCGTGGTCTTGTGTTTCAGGACCTTCATTTATTCTACTTTTAAGTAGTTCGGTCATTTTATTATAGACCTGTTCTCCACCATCCTCACCTAAACGATATGCTCCACCCAATTTTTCATAGATTTGAATCTTATGTTTCATTGGAAGCTTTTTTTCATTTACTGCTTTCCAAATCTTTGGATGTGTTATTTCAAATTTCATATTAAATCTTTTTGTATATACTCATATAAATATTGAAAAAATTCTAAATGGCCAGTTTTTCCAAAATGTCTATCATCATTTGTTTGCCACCACTTTGGATTTGAATTACAATAATCAATCCAACAGGTTTCATTAAATGGTTTTATATAACTTTTTTGATTATTTTTAACCATTTTATTAAACAAAGGCAGACCACATTTATCCATATTCCAAAAATAAACATTTGTTGTTATATTTTTAATAGAATCAATTATAAAATTATATTGTAATAATGCATTTTGTGTATATTGCATCATTCCATTTGTGTTTATTATTTTTTCCTGATAGAAGTTTATTTCGTTTTGTGTAAATCCTTCCGTATTATTATTTCTTAAATCTATTCCTATGTTTTTCCAAAAATCATATAATCTATCATAGAATGTGATGCCAATTATAACAATATCATCTTTATCAAAATTTGAATTATTATAAATTGTATTTAATATTCCATAATTTGATATTCCTGCTGATGCGAATGATTTTAATTCATAACCCAATTTATTTGATAATAATATTGGCCAAGAATCTTCCAATTGGATTTCATTTATTGTTGAAAAATTCGTAGAAAAAGAATCACCAAATATATACAAAGTTTTCATTAGATAACTTTTTTCTCAATTTTTATTTTATCTCTTTTAGTTTTAGATGTTGCAAATGCTAATAATGTACATCTTTTATGGTCACCAATAATTTTTTCTACTGCGTGTGACACATCAAATATTTTTAAATCTATAATTGCAACTTTTCCAAATTTAGGAACTACTTTATATTGAGTAAATCTATCTTTATCATTTGGATTTTTTGTATTTCTTAATATTAAATTACCACCCCAGTCTTGTTCCCATTCATCATTTAAATAAATTAAGATTGCACAAGTATTTTGATATTCGTCACCTTGCCCATCATTATGGTCTTTTAAAAAACATCCTTCGGAATAGCAAGTCCATTGTAATCCCATATTTACATTCTTTTCATTTTCACCATAAAAATATTCTGATATTCTATAAAATACATTGTCAAATGCATTTTTATCTTTTATATGTTTGGTTCTGCTAAAATCTTCAGAATTTGTTGGTAATCTTACTGCATATAACCACAATTGAGGAATATGTTTTTCATCATATTCTTTAATAATTTCATTTTTTTTATTATCAGATTCTGCAAATGAATTAAAGTGATAATTTTTATTCATATCAAATTCATTATCTGGTTTATAATCAAATCTTACTGAATTAAATTCGTTTAAATATTGTGTATCTCCATCAATATATTTTAAACTTTCAAATAAATTATAAAATTCTTCATTTAAATCTTTTAATTCAAAATCACAATATCCGTTTAATTTTAGTGACTTCTTTGATTCTTCTAGTGTCATTATTGTTTGTTTTTTATTAAATTTTCTAATCCTATGTGAAACATTTGTTCATTATACTTTTTATATTCTTCTCGTTTGTCTATAAATTGTATTTTACCCTTATAAGTAGTCATTCTGTCAAAATAATTTTCACAAACAATAATATTTTTTAATTTGAATTGTTTTATAGTAGGGTCTTGTAATATATTTGCACCCCACATTAAGTAGGTATCATCTAATCCATAGTGTCCATAGTTTTCTGGAAATGGAATTGCCTTCATTAATTCTTTTGATATTAATGCGAACCAACCACCTCCAAATTTCATATATGGTTGATGAGGAACATTATTACGAACTTCTTCTAATATGGGTTCTCCGTAAATAGTAGCATCAATGTGTGGGTTATTGGTTGCCTGATATCCTATTGGTTTGGTTATAAATCTTTCATTAACCAAACAATCCCATGTAGAATCCCATTGTCTTACTATTTCGGGAATAGATACAAATTTAGTAATCCCAACACTTTCAATTATGTCTATTGAGTTGATTGAATGTGCTAATGTTAGTGGGTCAAATATAATATCGGTATCTAACCATATATAATATTTTGAATCGGAATAACCCGATAATCTTCTCATTGATGTACAACCATTAATAGTAGTTGTAGTTTCAAAAATACTAGGAGATGCCCAATCCGTTAAGGGTTTTAATCCTAAGAATTTTTCAGTACATTCTTCTTTAGTAACATTACTTTTACTCCAATCAATTATCTCATCCGAAACGCACATAACAATATTAAATTTAATATTATTACATTGTTCTTTTGTTAGATAATCTTTTCCAATATCTAATCTATTTAAAGATTTTTCTAAATCATCAATGTCAGTTGGTGCTATCCAAATTACAATTTCTATCATATCAATTCTTTTACTTTTGCCATTCGACCAAACACACTTATTTGATTTTGCCCTATCAATGGTAGATTATTTGTTAATAAAACCAATTGCTCTTTATCAATCATATATTTATATTCATCTTTTATCTCAACAGGCTCTCCGTTTTTAATTTTGTTTTTAATATAATTGATAAATGTATTTGGATTACTTCCCCATGTGATATTGCCAATTCTAATAATATTATAGTTTTGAAAATTGGATTTTATAAGTAATTCCATTCTGCGTTTATGAGTATGATATTCGTTATTTTTATTAATATCATCTAATGCAATTGTACTGAAATAAAATAGACATTTAGTTTTATCTTGTTTATCCAATAATTCCATTTCACGTTGAAATTCCGTTTCTTTAGTTTCAGTACTTTTTGAAACACCAGCTGCAAAGAAAATTGCCCCCTGTCTGTCGTTTAATACGGAAGCTATATCACCTCTACCTACAATCATTATTTGTATTTGTTTGTTATTAAAGTATTTAATTCTGAATTTCTATCGTATTGATGTACTAATACAAATGGAACATCACCGTTCATAACTAAATCATTTTCTATTTTAAAATCAATCTTTGTAGTTCCAACTTGTAATGCAAAATCTGAATTAATATCAACTTTATCTTTTATAAGTTCGTTGTGTATTACAAAATTAAAAGAACTTTGGTCTGTAAAATGTCTAACATCTCCTGATTGAGATACTAACCAATTCAACATTAATAAATCTTTTACTAATTTATGTTTTCCAGCAATTACTCCTACATTAGCAATTGTGTTTGATTTAATCCAATCCCAAAACATCGGCCCATATCCTTCGTGGATATTTTTGTGACCCCAAGGTTCGTTCTCATATGTAACACATTCAGATGCACAAATTATTTTATCCTTATTAGTCAATCTTAACCAATCGGATGGATTTGTTTGCCATACAATATCTCTTACATCTGTTGTAATTATATGATTCCATTCTCTCACATCATTCTGTAAGAACCACCACATATCAATTAATCTTCTCATATGAGGATGACCTTGTAATTCAGCACCATAACATTCCCAAGCTTTATCTGTTAAATAATCAATTGTTTCTTTTGGTATGTTATAGCATATCATCACCTTATCACCATCGTAACCACAATCGTTTAGTGATTCAATGTATATTTTAATCTTTTCTGGCAAATAGTTTGCTATTGCTGATATAACTAAATCTTTCATTATAACTTTCTAATTTCTTCTATATCTTTTAAATAATCAACTATTTCGTAGTTTTTCCAATTGGTATAGTTAGGATATAAATCTGGTCGTTCGTGATACCAAGCTTGTACCATTTGTTTATTCTGAACAACATTAAATCCACCGGCCATAATAACAAATTGTCCTAATGAATCTGGCCAACCAATTAATTTATCATACGATGCAATCATATCATAATTTAATTCTAATATGTGTCTGAATTTTTCCCAGCTAATAATCCATTTTTGACAATCTATGATAAATCCACCACTAGCACCATATCCTTTGTTACCAAATATATTTAATGGAACATCGGTATTACCACCTATTTGTTGAATTATATACAATATATTTTCAGTTATTATATTTGCATTATATTCTAAAACTGCTATTCCAAATTCGTTATTTTTAATAATGCTGATTGGTTTTATAATAAAACTATCTTCTTCTAATATAACCATAAATTTAGAATCGGATTTTTTACAAGCCCAATATATGTTATCACACCAAAGTAATGCGTTATCTTTTGGCCAACAATCTCTATCACTTTTATGATTTTGAAAACTACCAGGATATCCTATTTGAAATGGATTTTTATAACATTCTGCATTATATTTTTCAGCTACTTTTGTATAATTTTCAAAATCACCATTATCATCGACACTAATATTAATATCTCCGTCAGGATAGAACTCTCTAAATTTTCGGAAAGAGTTATCAGCTGCTTCCCAATTTTTATAACCCCAAAGATATGCGTTTAATAACTTATTCATGTCTTGTTAATGTGTATATGTCATTTATGTGACTTTTTTTGAATTCATCACAAACTATTTTTACATTATCTTTACCTACCTGATTACACATTGGTATATAAATATTATGCATTGCAACTCCAACTCCATGTGGTGGATTGGTTTCCATTTCTATAATTGCATCTATTAAATTTGATGTCATTGAATGTGGGAATACTATAAAGGTATCACTTACAATGGGGACATGAGTAAATTCAGGTTCTCTCCATAAATAATTACATTTATTCAAATCATATTCATATTCTTTAAATGGATTTTTATTAAATGATATATCAAATCTTGTTGATATTACTAAATCCAAATCTTCATTTTCCAATTCATACAAACTATTAATATAAGTTACTGATATGGTTTTCATTCCATTTTCCAATTTATCACCACCGCCTAATTTATTATAATTCGGGTCTAAAAATGTTGATTTTTTGGGATTGTATATTTTTATAATATCTTCTTTTTTTGGAGAGTCATATGTAAATAAATAAAAAGATATTTCATGTCCTTCTTCTTTTAATGGATTTACAACATTAGTCATAAAACCATCAATGGCATCTTCATAATTTCTATATCTACCAATCTTTCCATCGTTATATGAAACTCCTACTAAATTAATTCCTATTTTCATTTATAATCGTTTATATAATCTGAACAAATTCCTATGCAATCATCTAAATTATCATTATTGATTTCCGGCATAACCGCAATACTACCTTTGATTGGTTGTTTGCCAGGATATGCCCAAACTACATTCATTGACGTAAGTGTTAGAGTATCTCCTTCATGCCAAAAATAGTGATAACTATTAAGCATATTAAACCATTCCACTGCTTCTATATTTTTACAATGTATCCACAAATGTTGCAATCTTTCACTAAACCAATGTTGTGAAACACCATATTGTGGTTTATCATGTCCTAAAAATAATTGACCTTCTACCATCCACACATCAATCTCTACATCAAATCCATCTGATATTGCTTTGTCGATGTATGCTGGTTCGTTTTCATATGATTCAAACTTTCCGTTTGTGTTTCCTCTATGTGATATTAGTATCATTTCTTATTTTCTAAATAGTAATTTAAATCTTCAGGTGTACCCAATCCCCACATCTTATCAATGTTAAATGTTTTAATCTTTTTACCATCAGCAATTGCTTCATTGAAAGTTGGACAAGTATAAAATTCATTATTGGTTCTAATGTTCTTACTAATCATTTGTTCTGCGTACTTTACATAATCAGAACCTTTGGCCCAATAGTAAACACCAACAGTTGCTATATCTGAAATAGGATTCTTCTCTGCTACTTCCGTTACATATCCATACTCATCCACTTTAGCGAATGACCATTTAGGGTGTGTCGCTTTGAATGTTAAAATGCCACCATCAACTTTTTGTTCAATCATCTTATACATAAACTCATTGGAATCCCATTCTACGAATTGGTCGGAGTTTGCCATAACCAATGGTTCATCGTTATCAATGAATTCTTTGGCTAATAGGGTCGTACACGCTGCACCTTCTGTAATACCATCTACTTCTACTATTTTACAATTCGGAGTGATTAAGTTTAATAGGGTATCTAAGTTGTACTTCTCTCTATGTTCTTTCTGAACTACATAAATGTATGTAGCTTCTATGTTTAAATTATCAACAACGACCTGAATCATTGGTTTTCCTTCCACATCAATTAGTGGTTTTGGGAATGTGTAACCTGCTGCTTGGAATCTACTTCCTGCCCCAGCCATTGGGATAAGTACATTCATCTTACCACCTTGCCATTTTGGTATGCTCATAACTTTTTTAGTTTCCTCTAATTTACGAATAATTTTTGATATTACCAAATCTTTTGGATTATCTACTCTTAAAACGTTTGCTCTACTTCTACTTGCTGCCAAAAGTCCATGTGGAGAATCCTCTACAATAAGAGTTTCTTCAGGCAAAACACTCATCATACTCATTGCCTTCCAATACATTTCAGGATGTGGTTTAGAGTTCTTTACATCCTCATTAGAGATGATTAAATCCATATACTCAATTATACCTATCTTTGCTAACATAACCAACACAGACCTTCTAATTGAGTTTGAAGCACATGCTAACTTATAACCTCTATTACGAAGTTCTTTAAACAATTCAATCTTCTCTAAATCTGGTTGTAATTCGGATATAGCCTCAATTGTAAGTTGTTGTTTTCTATTCCAAACTGTTTCGTATGTATCTCTATCTAATCCTTTGTTTTGTGTTAATAACTCCAATTTTTGATTGGTTTTTAATCCATCATATATGGATAGGTGTTCTGCTTCAGTAATTACATATTTGTTACTTTGTCCAATTTCCCATAGGGCTTTATTTAGAGTATCGAAATGTATTTGTTTAGCTTCTACTAATACACCATCTAAATCAAAGATAATTAATTTTGTCATTATTTTCCGTATTTTTGCCAGTCATTATGTTTAAATAATCCTTCACCATGTGCAACTCCAAATTGTTGTTGTGCCCACCATTTACTAATATTTCCTTCCAATGCAATTCCTTCACCTGCAAATTGTCTAACAGTTTCTAAATAAAAATCTTTCTTATACATTGTTGGGTTATTAGTCCAATTACCCCAACGAGATGTTGTTATAAAATGTTGTCCTAATTTTTGTATCTTATCTGGAAATTCAATGGATGGGTCTAACCAATGTAACGAATCTAAAAGATGTGGTGATGTACATCCAATCTCATCATCATAATAAGTAAGTTCTTTACCTTTATTTCTAAATGAAAAATGTGGATTACCAGGTTGCTCTCTATGTCTATATCTAACGGCGTTTATAGGACACTCATTTAATAAGTAAGTACCATCTTGTAATCTTTCATATGTAGTTTCACTATTTTCAATTAAATTCCAATCATGTTCTAATACTAAAACATAATCGGTTTGTGCATTTTCAGTTAAACGAATGAATGCCTGTCCTATTCCTATATTCTTTTGTAACCCTATGAAATCTAAACCAAAGTGTCTTGCAATTTCCATATCTTGTGGTGTTACTTCCTGAAATAGGATAGTCACATCATTTACCATATCGAATAAACCATTTTCGTAATAAGTAGTTAGTGTATCTACTAATACTTGTCCACTATGCCAAGATAGTATTCCTATACTAATCGGTAGTTTTTGCATTATTTTTTGTTTTCCAAAATGAATAAATTCCATTATCAATTTCGTAGGAAGGCCAGCTAAAGATTTCTCGCTTAGGCTGTTTTTTGGCCCATTCCCACATTTTTGTAAGGCCTAATTTTAAATTATTTTTATGTTCAAATCCCAAAATATCTATTGATTTTTGAAATGTTGGTATTGAATTTTTTACTTCATGTCTTCCCTCTTTATAAACAACTTCGCCACTACCTATAATACTTTTTAATAATGAATTTGCTTTATTTACACTCCATTCTTCGACTCCACCTAAATTGATAATCTCTTTAGATGCCTCTGGTCTAATTGCTGCGTTCCATAGTGGTTCAACTATATCATCTATATAACTAAATGCTCTAGTTTGTTCACCATCACCAAATATAGTCATTGGTTCTCCATTCAAATACTGATGCATCCATATACCTAACACATTACGATATTTGTCCCATATGTTTTGTTTAATACCATATACATTATGTGGTCTTATAATACACCAATCTAATCCATGTTGTTCTCCTGCAATTTGTATATCCATTTCACATGCATACTTTGCTACTCCATATGGGTCGATTGGTTTAGGTATTTGTGTTTCATTAAACAACCCGCCTTCACCATATCCATATACTGCGAGTGATGATGTAAATATCAATCTTTTAACATTATATTTTATACAATTATTTACAATTCTGGAAGTTGCTACTAAATTATTTTGGTAATTATATTGTCTAATAAATGGTGATAATCCTTCTGCTGCATATGCTGCAAAATGAAATACATAATCAAATCTATGGACATCGAATGCATTCTCTATTGGATGTTCTATTAAATTTTGTTGCCAAAATATTACTTTTGGATTTACATTTTCTCTATATCCTCCCGATAAATCATCGATACCAACTACTTCTACATTTGGTATATTTTCAATAATCCAGTCGGCCAAACTACTACCCAATAGGCCTGCTACTCCTGTTATTAAAATTTTCATATTTTTCTATTAATTTATCAACTCTTTGTATTTGTGTATGATTTGCTATAACCTTTGCCATTCCGTTATATGCAATTCTTTCTCTCTCTTCTTCATTTTCATTATAGTAGTTCATTTTTTCAATACAATCAAACATATCATTATATAAAACAATATCTTCACCATCTATAAATAATTCCTCTAAACCCCTACTTATATCTAATTTATCCGTTAAGACCAATTTACCACAAGCCATACCTTCAAAAATTCTACGAGTGATTTCACCCCATCTACTATTTTGAATAACCATCAAACCTTTATTTAAAAATTCAGTATGTTGTTTTGCATCCATACCATTTTGATTTCCAATTGCACCTTCTGCCCAATTTGTTAAGTGGTCTAAGAAATGAGAACCACCTCTACCTCTACTTGTTACTGCCACATATTCGGGTTCTAAATTCATTGGAAATTGAAACATCGTATCTGCCCAATGTGGAACCCAATCGGCATTTATACCTCTACTTCTATATTCTTCTGCAGATTCCTTATCGGGAGTAATTGTATAGTGAAATCTACTTGCTTTTGGATAGTTTCTTTCAAAGTTTTGTGGGTCATCACCACTTTCTTGTATCCAAAATGCATATGGTTTTAAATTCTTATCTAACCATTTAGAATCAAACCTACCCCAATCCATAAACAATACAATATCCGTTGGAATATCTTGTTGAATCCATAATTGTAATTGAGAATCATCACCATCGGGTATTTGTACTATTTCGGTTTCCCAACCTCTTTCTTTAAATTCATTTAATAAAGACAATGGTGTAGACCAAAGTTCATTTGGTTTATGGTCATATATAAATGTTATTTTCATAAAGTATCGTAATAATTATTTTGTCTTTCTTGTCTGTCTATTGTCTTAGGATGTCTGATACAATATATTTCATCTGCTGGAAAATTTGTATATGATTCAAACCCAACTATTCTTTCATGTACCTTACCACTCCATCCAATTTTGTCAGAGTTTTTGTAGATACGAGTTTGAACATCTGGGAAATTAACCCAACCTTTTTCATTTATATTCCATCCCCATTTTTTAATATGTGTTTCAGTCAATCCTTCAACCGTATTGATTCTTGGAACAACAATCATATCCTTATCCGTATTACTATCTAACAATGCTTCCATATTTACAATCAAATCCGGAGTCAAATACTCATCCGCATCTAATTGAAATATCCATTCACCCTTACATTGTGAATTTAATAAGTTTTTCCATTGTGCAAAATCGTTATCAAATTCGGATTCAATAAGTGTAATGTGGTCTGCGTTTGCTTGCAATTCCAAATACTCTACTAATTCAGTAGGTGATTTTGGTGTGTCTAATAAAACAACTATTTCCGAATTTTCTTCTTTGTAGTTTAATAATTGATTTACCAATCTAATAGTTTCTTCGACTTCATTACAAGCCGTTATTGCGTAACTTAATTTCATTAAAATATTTTTTCGTCAGTTGAATTTGTATAACTAATTGAACTACCCGATGGGAGTGATGTTGTAGTTGATGTTCCAAATCTATTATAGTCGGTTAACAAACCACCCATAGGGATTGTATTGTCATCCACTTCTGCTAACTTTTCTTTTAAGTTGTCCCATTGTTTTGGAGTAATGTTAAATTCATGTACTCCGTCTGTAAATCCTTTTAACCAACTAACAAATTCTTTTGATGTCATAACTATTTACTTTTTATTTGTGATTTTGGGTCTATTCCTTCTACATGTTTATTTTTTGGCGTCATCAAATCAACATCCATATCCAATTCTAATATTCTTCCAAATCCATCTAGCTTATATGTTCTATATGCGTTGTCATTTATAATTGGAACTTTTTTAACAATTGATTGATATATTTTTTTTGAAGAACCTTTTACTTCTAATAGTTCGGTTTCTTCATTTACAAACTTACCAAAAAACTTTTTTATCAAATCAGGTCTAACATCTGTTACTTTTACTGCATGGACAATGTTCTTTGCTCTCGATACAAATAGTGTAAATATAATAGGTGCGGTTGCTTCTGTATATCTACCTTTTGTTCCATCTACATATTCATATTCTTTTATTAGATAAAACTTAGCCCTTACCATTTGGTTTGGCATTACAATATTTTTATCATCTATGTACCTACGATATATTGGACTATATTTACTCACTATTTATTTAACATTTTCAATTTTGGTAATTGTAATTGTTGAAACTTTGGTTGTATCTTACTATAAATACCATACTGATTTAAAATAGTATCAAATCCTTCTGTCATTTTGGTTAGACTAAATTTTTCTAAATTATGTTTTCCCAATTTAGATGATTCAGTTTTATATTTCTCATAATTCTTATAAACATCTTTCATTGCAGTTAATGCTTTTGAAATATTTACATTAAACCATTGTGATTCTTTTAAAAGGAATTGGTCGGCTGCTGATTCATGTACAGGTTTCAATTCACCTTCTAATAATACTGCACCTTGTTTTAAGAAATCAATATGTCCACTCCAATTACTTACGATAACCGGCTTACCTGTCAAACTAAATTCTAAAAGAGGTCTACCAAATCCTTCACCTTTTGTAAAGTTTAACATTGCTTTTACCTTTTTGTGTTCATACAACCCATTCATTTCAGATGGAGTTAAGTCACCATGTAAAAGATAAACTGGAACTGACTTATAATCTTTTCCTAATACATCTTTTATTTTTTTAATAGTAGTTTCTCTATCAATAACACTAAATCCTGCTGAACTGGTTTTAAGAACTAATGCTGGTTTAACCTTTTCGTTTTTGAATGCCATTGCAAACGATTTAATCATCATTCCCACATTCTTTCTATCTTCACCCAAATCACCTCTTAACCAATGTCCTACAAATAGAAATGCGAAATCTTCTTTGATTGCATCTAATTCAGTTACATTCACCACATCATCGGTTCCAAAATCCATTTCATCAAATCCTTCAAAGAGAATTTCAACAGGTTTTTGAATTCTATGTTGTGCTATTAATTGTTTTGTATTGTTGTCGGCCTCATTATAAACACTATCCACTAAACTCTTTTTTGAATGTTCAGATGGTACTATAATTAAATCCATTCTATTACAACCATGTACCCAATCTAATGGACAATGTGTTGTTTCAATTGCTGCAGTAATTCCAATGTTATAATGTCCTACTGCTTGAAATTCATTTGGTACAGTAACCTGAATATAAATGTCAGGCTTTTGTTCTACTTTTGGAATAATACTATCAACTATCCACTTATGAAATGGATTGTCATAATTAAGTGAGTCCATTGGAGTATTGCCCCAACGAGTGCTGATAACTTTGATTTCAAATTTATCTAATTTATAAAGAGAATGTAATAAATCTCTCGCGTGGTCACCATACCCACTTCTTGTTGCTATTGGTGCCTGAAATACTAATGTTGGTTTCATACTATAACTCTATTAATTTAAATTTTTGTTTTGGTTTCCAATTTTCAAATGCTCCTTCCATACCATCTACTAATTCTTTACACATTGCTTCTCTACTTAACAGACCTTCACCCATAAAATGTTTTCTACCTTTTAGTGCAGCTTTATCTCTATCTTCTTTTGGCATTTTATACCAATCCATAATTAAAGGAGTAATATCTTCAAAGTCAACTCTATCATCAAAAATGTATGGAGTAGGAACTGAACCTGTTGTTGAACGAACTGGCCAAATTGGTTTAACCCAATCTCCCCAAACTACACCTGCTTTTTTATTTCTATCATGTAAAGAACCAATTTCAACATAATCTTCTGCAGTTATCAATTTACCCGTACCTTTGTCTCTAAATCCACATTGGTCTTGTAAACCACCTGTAACCGTTAATATGATTGGTGTTCCTGCCATTACTGACTCTGCCGTTGCTAATCCAAATCCTTCGTTTGATGCTACATTGATTGTCACATCACCTATATTATATAACCAATTTAATTGTTCTTCGGAATATCTATTTGGTGCAAATACTACATTGGTTTCAGGTGAACAACATTCTGCAATTGTTCTTGGTAAATCCGTTCCATGTTCTTCAACAGGAGTAGTGTGCATTAATAAACATACTTTACTTCTTTGTTCAGGAGTAAGTGCTTCTACAAATTTATCGAATGCAAGAATTACATCAACCGGTTGTTTTCTACGAATATTTCTATTATTCCAATACAATACAAAATCATATTCTTTAACTCCAAATATACTTTCTTTAAAATCTTTTGGAACTTCTACTGGTTTGTATAAATCTGAATTGATACCATGTGGTACATAACTTACTTGCCAAGCTTCAGGTTTAGTCCAATGTTTTTCTTTATCCCAACCCCAAACTCTACGCGTAATACCATATGTTTGTTTTGAAATGCATCCAATCCAATCACAACTTTCGTAGTAATCTCTATTGTATTTTGGGTCTGGTAAATCGTCCCAAATATGATAAAAGAATAATGGACAGGTTTGTCGAATTTCATGCTCAATATCATATAACCATAACCAATATCTTGGGTCAGTAAAGTGTAGGATTGCATCAGGTTTTTCAACCATTAACAATTGTCTGATTACATCAGCATTACCATAACCATCAAATGGATATATTTTAACACTTGCATCTTTTACGCCTGTTTGTTCTCTAACACTATCGTTTAAATCAAATACTTTACCTGCTTCAGGATGTTTGATTGCTGCACCTAATTGTACCCAATCATATTTATCAACAGTTCCTAAAACTAATTGTTTAGAAACATTTGCAATACCACTACTCATTCTTAAATCATCCGCTAATAACAGAATTTTCTTTTTTGCCATAACTTTTAAAATATATATTGTTTAATTTAAATTTTTTAATCCTCTATCACATAATCCTCTATGAAAAAACTCACACCATTCACATAGTTTAGTTGCGTTCTTTGGGTACTCTATTTCAGTTTTATAATTACCATCTTTGTCAAATACACTCTCTACAAAGTCCGTAAAACCTTTCCATGCTTTGTTTACCGACACCTTACCATTTGCAGGTATATGTTTACTAATTCTATGTGTTGGAATATCCTCTCTTACTTCTACCTTTCTTTTCAAAATGATAAACTCAACATCAATCACATCTTCGGAAATGTTTAGTAATTCAGCATAGAACTTTTTGTATAATAAGATTTGTGCACTTTTAACAGGGTCTGATTTTTGATACTTACTCCAACCTCTTGTAGAAGTCTTAAAGTCAATGATTCTATATCTACCTGTAAATGTATCTCTGATAATTAAATCTATGAAACCCATGAAGTTTACATTCTCTGAAATCTTTGTGTTTATAGGTTGTTCAATTGCTACCAACTCATCGTGTTTTAACGAAAAGAATTTGTTAAAGTTTTTCGGTTTTTGGAACCAATCTAATAAGACATTTCCATCTTCTAAAAACTCTACCATTTCTTCTTTGGTGCAAATTGTTGTATTTCCTATTTCCCCTTCCGTTTCTTTAAGATATGCATCTCTCATTCTTTCTTTTAAATACTCATTTAAGTCAATCATTTTGTCAGCTTGTGACTTTGATATTCTTAAACATTTCTCCAAATAATTTTGAAGTGTCTCATGCATTGCGGTTCCAAAGATTGAATGAATGTTAGATGACGATTCACCTAACTTATCTATGTATGCTAATTTGTATTGTTGTGGACAATTATGCCACATACTATATTGTGAAAATGATACTCTTGCCATATTATATCTAATATACGACAAATAATTTGATTTACCAAATTATACTAAATTAATTATTTCGTTTTCTAATGGAGCTCTTAGTATATCCATTTTTTTAGAACAATCTTTTACATATTCTGGGTTTGCAGTAGATTCTGTATTCATAAATTTAAGAATACCATTAAATTCTGCTTTTGTTTTTTCAGATTTTATGTATCTCATATTTTTTTTGAATAACAAATTCATTTTTTCTTTTATATGTGGCTCAAAATTATTTATAGAACAATAATCGGGAGACCATGCATATGTAAAGTCAATATTTTCAGAAGTTTTTATAAATTTGTTTTCTTTCATAAATTTAATAAAATCAAATATATGATGCATATTCCAAATTGTAGTTGTAAATTGGAAATTATAAATCAATTCATTTGAATTTTTTTTATCACCTGTTCTTGTCGAAGATACTACAAAACTTTTTTTAATCGTATTCATATTTTCAACAAATATATCGTGATTCCATCCTGTTCTTTGGTATTCTCCTACTTCGTGTACCCCATCACAAGAAATTGATAAAAATACTCTTTTAAACCCTTTCCACATTTTTATTAAATCCGTTGATTCAAATTTTAATATAGATAAATTTGTATTGTAATGTAATCTCAATTGTCTACATCCCGCATCTTCATCTATTGGTAAATTTTGATATAACCATTTTATTATCTCATTGTGTTCGGGCATTATCAATGGTTCTCCACCTGCAAAATAAAAACTTTTAATATTTTTCATATGAGGTATTAAATCTTCAAGAATATTTTCTCTTAATTTAATTACTTTTGATGTTGGTTTTGGAAACCCAAATACCTTATATGCATCATACCAATTTGAAGATGACCCGTGGTCACACATTCTGCAAGTAAAATTGCATAAATTAGAAAAACGAATATCAAAATGTTGAATAGAATCTACACTATAATCTTCGTTTACAATGGGGTGTTCCCATAGTTGATTATCATTATAAAATTGTCTAGTACTGTACTCTCCCGCATCATCTTTTCTATAACATACATTACATACTTTATTTCTAACACCTTCAAGCATATCTTTACGAAGTTGCTTCATTTGTGGAGAATTATATACTTCTTCAATTGTATGTTCGTTTAAATTCATACCATCTTCAAATGAGTCTGCAATACCACATGGTTTTGTACTTCCATCTGCTAATGAACATATATGAATAAATGGAAATTTACAATACGATTGTGAAGTTATTTCCTCCATTAGATTTTAAGTTTCAGTTTTGTAATTTGTTTTTTGTCTATACCATATTTTTCACAAACATATTTAAGATATTCTCTACCTTCTCTTGTGGAATATAGTACCTCTAAATAGTCAATTGCCTGATTTTCCGAACAATCATATTCTTTTTTTAAAAGGTCTACTATAAATTGTTCGTATTTATCTTCGGATTTTCCTTTAATATATTTCAAAAAGTATTTACCTTTTGGAATAACATTAATATACAAACTATACATTTCTTTGGGGGAAAGAGTTTGAGTTAGGGGTAATATAGATGCAATCAATTCAACCCATTCAGGCTTCATTGATAAAAATCTATTAATCATAAAGTTACTCCAAGTTTTTAAATCTTCTTCTGACAGTTTGTCAAAATACTTTGGGTCTTGAATAGTAGTTATTGCATTAATATGGTCAAATAACTTTTGTGCCATTATTCTATGATTTTTGTTTCTTGTAGTTCTTGTGGAAGTAATTCATTTAAAGGTTTACCACAAGTTGCACATACATACAATTCAATCGGCATAACCGAATCTTTGGGTGCACCTGTTAATAATCTACTAATTTTTTTGAATCTGTAACCTGGTAAGAAAATCTTTCCACCACAATCACAATCCATATCTCTTGCATCGTTTAAATTAAAATTCGGGGGTAATTGTTGTTGTTGTTCCATTATTTTATTATGTTTAATATTTGTATAATTGTAGACATAAATACGATTTCTTTATCTACTACCAATGCGTCCTTTGAAAGACCATCTGCAATAGTTAAAATCACATTTGCTACATTTCCTGTTGCGTATTCGTCCACTTTGTCGTATAACATTGTATACATTTCCGAATAGTCGTTTAGTTTATTATCTGCTACTGCCTGTCTAATTTTCATAAACATATTTCTCTTATCGTCACTTTCTTTTAAAAGGTCAATAAGTTTAGTTGCAAAATTTGCTTCAACCATTACTCTATGGTCTACTTTCAATTCACCTTTTGTAGATTGTAATTGGCAAGTATTAAGTATTCTTCTAATATCTGGATAATATGAATTAATCACATCAGCCATATTCTTTGGCTCATACTTAATCTTTTCAGTATCT